AAGTGGAAGCCGAATATCACGCCATGCAAGCAGGGGTATCGGGCGTTACAGAGCCTTCCAGAGCCGTATTTACCCTATCGGAATATCTAGAGGGCTGGTTCAAGTCTGCCGACCTCATGCCTATCACGCTCAAGGGCTATCGGTCGGTTCTGGAAAGATTCGTAATCCCAGAATTAGGGGCGCAGAAAGTAACTTCGATATCAGCCCGCACAGTCTCAGATTTACTTGCCCGACTTCGGGCGCAGGGGGTCGGTTCAGCGACTCTGGCGCAGGTGAAGGCATCGCTAGGGTCAGCCCTGTCTCGGCTCGTGGAGACTGGCGAACTGCCTGTAAACCCCACCAGAGGCATCAAGGTGAAGCAACGTCATGCCGATATCCAGAACGTATTAGAGCCAGAAGAATTCAAAGAGATACTCAGTAACTTAGAGACGCAGGGCGCAAAGTTACTTGCCCAGTTCCTAGCGGTATCAGGTTGCAGATTCGGAGAAGCGACCGAGATTCGGGTCAAAGATTTCAATTTCAGAAGCGGTGAGGTGTATGTCCAAAGGCGAGTGAGCGACTTGGGAGCAAGCCATACCAGTAGGTTCATGGTCATTGATGCCACAAAGTCAGGTCATAAGAGAAGCCTCACCATAAGCAAAGCCCTACTACTAGAGATTCAAGGCTATGTCACAGCAAAAGCCCTACGAAAAGATGACCTGCTGTTCTCAAGGTTACTGGTAGGTGAACAGACTAAAATAAAGACTTCTCGTGGCACAAAGCCTTCTCGACCATTCGAGAAGGACGGAAAAAAGTTCCAGCATGGAACGCTGTACTCCTACACGCATGGCAGATGCAGGTGCGGTTCTTGTCTAGAGTCGGTGCGAAAGCACAGGCAAAAGGCAAAGCCATACCAGAAGCCATACCAGAAGCCACAGCGATTCATCGACCAGACGAGTCACCTGCCACGAGATGTATGGAGAACCATCTGGAACAAAGCAATAGACAAGTCCGCAATCGGTTGGAGTCCCAGAACCCATGACCTTCGGCACGCTAACGCTACTCACCTTCTAAAAAGTGGGGTAGATGTGCATGAAGTCAAGGAACGTCTAGGACACCAGTCGATTAAGACGACAGAGCGATACTTACATCGCCTTCGTCACAACCAGTCAAAGGCATCAGAAAGTGCCAGCGACTTTTTGGAGTGATGATGAAACATCTACATAAGAATAAAGCGGTAGTGGTTTGGGCTATAGGAGTCCTAGTGGTTGGTTTACAGGTGGCTGGCAGTCATACTGCCGAAGCATTGAAAGCCATACCACAAGCCCAAGCACAACTAGCAGAGAAGGCATTGCGTGCTAAGACCCTTGATAAGTTCCACAACGCAGACAGACTCACCAAGACAGATTTGGTGCATTTGCTCTCAGCCGTGGGATTCGAAGGCAAAGACCTACGAGAAGCATGGGCAATCGCAATGAAGGAATCTAGAGGCAATCCTCTCTCCCATAACGGAAACCGAAAGACTGGCGATAACTCCTACGGGTTGTTCCAAGTCAATATGCTCGGTTCAATGGGTCAAGAGCGTAGGGATAAGTTCAATTTGGATTACAACGCCAAATTGCTTGACCCTGTGGTTAATGCCCAAGTTGCTTATCACATGAGCAACGGAGGCAAGGACTGGAGTGCATGGAAAGGAACTAAGACACCAGTAGTTAAAAGCCTGATGGCTCAGTTCCCAGACAAAGCAAAAGCAAAGCCATAGCAAAAGCATAGGCATACGGGAAGCCCCCCTAGCAATAGGGGGGTTATCTCCCAGAGAAGGGGCGCAGATGGAAGAGAAGCAATATAAAGAATACCTAGAATTAGCAAAGCAATACCAAAAGCAATACTCAAAGCATGAGCAATATAAGAAGCCTCATCAAGAACAGCATCATAGTCAAACACTTGGTAATGACTATGGTAAAAAGGTTGAAGAGAAACCTCTCATTGCTGAAGAAATAGATAAATTGTTCTGGGGCAAATTAGTTCAACTTGGTTGGCGCACAGATAACAACCCATTACTTGAAAGCGCAGATTCTAAAGCCAGAACCACTCGGTTTGTTTATGTATGCCCAGACTGTGACCTACCTCTTCATGCAGAGAATGCAATTAGAGTAACTTTAAGCAAGGCCAAAAATATGTGTGATGTTTCTTTGTTAAGAGATAAGTTGTACCAACATAAGCATGTATTCAAAGATTGCAAAGCCATACCAGAAGAGGAAGAAGAATGAACTGTTACAAAGAAGGCTGTATTCAAGAAGTCAAATGGTTTATCTTTGTTGATGGCTCAGTTGCATGTGATGACCATGCTCCAGCAGATTACTCTCAAGAACTAGAGTAAAAGCAAAAGCCCCACCAGAAGGTGAGGCTTGAGCCAAAGCAATACCAGAAGCGTTACTGGTTATCTTTAATTAACTTCACTTCGCAAGCATCGGTGGTGCAGTAAGCCTCACCAATAGCATCAGCAGCCATTCCAGCGTAGACACCAGACAAATCGATAGGGAACAACTTCATAACCCCGTCGTTTTCGTATTCATCTTTAGTAATCTGTGTGTAAGGCATCTGTGGGTAGACAGCATTACCAGAAGGCAAGAATGAGACAGTCTTAAGTTGACCGTCATACATATGCAAAGCCGTACCAATAGCCGAGGCTTCTGTCTCTGGGTCAAACGAAATTGTTACAGAGACAGAGTTGTCTGACCAATAGCGTTGAGCAGTAGCAGCAAGTGCCATCTTCTCGTAGATACTGACATCCTTTTCACTGCGTCGTGCTTCTGACTTGATAGGGAAGAAAACAACAGAAGTCGTATCAGGAGACTCACTTGCTGGTTCTACTCTGTAGTTAGCCAACTTAAAGAGTGGCAACATTGGGTCAGAGTTAGCAAAGCGGATAGCACGGTTGAAATACTCTCCACCGACTGTCCAGTGAACTCCAGGTGATTCACCAGCCAAGATAGAGACTGTGCCTGATGGTTTGACTGTGGTCATCTTGATGGACTCACGGATACCCAGCCACTCAGAGTATGAGGTGTCATATGTCTTGATGGTCTTGTATCCCTCGTCCATCCATGTGCGAAGCACAGGCAGACCCTTGTTATCTGCAAAGTTTGCTACACCAGAGACAGATGTACCGATGCGACGGTTGCGTTGCATGATTGCGTTTGTCTCTTCCCAGTGTGTTGGAAGAAGAGTTACTGTCTTTGCATAGAGATAAGCGAACTTCAATGTGCGCTTAAAATCTTCCAAGTTGTCGTGGCGGTTGAGGTAAGTCTCAACCAAGGTACAGCACTCAAATGACTCAAGTGATTGTTCCGCACATGGGTTGTAACCTGCAATGCGCCAATCCTTGTTGTTTATTGGGTCAGCAAGTCGACCGTATTGCTTTGAGATATCCATCCAGATAACTCCAGGCTCACCGTTACGTGCAATACCCTCAATGATTGCATCAAGGTCATCACCCACATTGACAGCAACGGAGTTGTTTGACATCCATCCGTGCGTCATGCGCTCTGGGTTCTTCTCGTAGTTCTTGAGGTTAAGGAAATCTTCGTCTTCAATACGCCCAATCAAGAGTTCAGCAGAACGACGAACATTTCCAGAAACAACACAGACACCAATCATGTTGCCAATATCAGCAATGTCACGGCGAGTAAGTAACTGTCCAGCACGGCCCTCAAACATCTTATGCAAGTAATCATGCAACTTGATTAGCGGGTCTGGCCCTGCTGCTGTTCCTCCAAAAGTCTTAATCGGAACACCTGCTGGTCGGATTTCTGAGTAGTCAAAGACAGGTTTTTTCGTATCTGGCTTAAGGTAACAATCGATGATTGCTGCCGTTGACCTGACCCAACCTTCTCTGGTATCTGGGATAACACTAGTAATTTCTCCTTGTGGTGCGTAGATGGTGAACTCTTTATCTGCACCCTTGTCATCAAAGCCAACTCCCACACCCAACATGGATGCCTCCATGAGAAATGCAAACGGCTTTGATGGCTCGACCTTGTTCATAGAGCCAGTTGATACGAAGGCACAGTTCTGCAGGGCTGCAGAGTTGCGGTGCTCGTTAACGATTGATGTACCCATAACCCAGAGCCCACGTCCTGGCGGTGTCCACTTCAATTCAAAGAGGCGGTCAAAGGCTTCCTTTGCAGAGGATGCAGCCTTAGCATCAGACCATGGCAAGCGGTTGGTCTTGGCGTGGTCTTTCTGGAGTGAGTACATGCCATTGATGACGCGCTCACATACGTCTGCCCATGTCTCCTTAGTACCATCTTCCTTTAATCGTGAATAGGTTCTGAGAAAAGTAATCTCTCCTACTGAATTTCCTGCTGCGTCTCGATATCCGAATGGTGCCTTCTTGATTCTGTATGGCGCCACAAAATCTTCGGTTAACTTAAATGAGAACAATGACATAACCCCTACCATTTCTATAAAGTGTTAAATACCCCTCAGTGGGTTGCTTAGTATTACGCCTGGAACCCTATCAGGTATATGTCAATAAGGTGAAGTGCTAAAGCCAAACTTGAGGGGCTAAACTAACCTCCACTTTGCTCCACTATGTTCCACGTTATTTTACACGCTGTAATCAGGTAACACTATTCTTCGATAGACTCCGAGATAATCTTGGTGACAGTCTCTTCACGTAAGGTTTCTGGTAACTCTTTTAGGGCTTGAGCGCGGTCACCAAAGATTGCAGATAGAACTCCGCCAGAAGATTGACGTTGGGCAGTAATCTGAATGAACTCTTTGTTGGTCTCCATATCTTTAACTTGACCAACCAATTTGTAAAGTCTGTCTATCTCTTGCGAGAGGTTAGGGTCTGCATAACCACCGTTCATTTCTTCTGCAAATCGCATAAAAGCCACTCTTTGCCCTTGCATTTCAATAATTGCTGTAAGTAAAGACTTCAACTGGTCTTTGGTTTTAACTTCGATAGGCAGATTAAATGCACACATATTGTCTGGCTTAAAGGCTGGGCAGTTGCTTGCAACAAAGCAAGTGTTGCATTGACGAAGAGATGACTGTTGGTTGTTGATGACTGGAACATCTTGCAGAACGTCTTTGCCATTCTCATCTTGCTCAACAACCGTCTTCATCTTTACACCAAAAACAGGAAGGTTTTGTATGTCTTCAGGGTTTCTTGGAACTACTTTATTGGGCTCTTGTTTCCGCATTGGGACATCACTGTTATCAGATGTGGGAGTTTCAAATCCCATTAGACCTGTTAAGAAAGTATCGTTGTTATCAGGTATCTTCTCACCCTTACCACCTTCGATGATATGAAAATCAGGTGTCTTCTTGTCCATTGATGTCTCCAACTGTTGGTATGACCAGACGGCAACTCTAGTCGCTTCAAGGGTACTATCTTGAACAAAGTCCAAATAGTTTAACCCAGCCTTCTCAACCATCGCCTTGTAGCGGGGTCGTGCTTGGTCTTTCATCTTCTTCGGATAGCGGTTCAACTTGGTGCCATCCCAGACGATAGTCTCGCCTCGTCTCATGGGTGATAGCCATGACAATGTGCTGGCTGTGCTAAATGGTATCTGTCTTAAGTTGTCTGGCTTGGCACATCCAAGGGCATGAAACTGAGTCCCATACTGCCTGGAGTAACTTCGAGTGACGGCCGCCAGGTTAGTTACTGACTCAATCTCGTCGTTGGGGATAGCCACATTCTTGTGGTCTTCACACATCTCTCTGAATATTTGTTGCCCGTATTCCTCATGCCAGATGACCCATAACTTGGGGTCGTTGCTGAAGAAAGAGCGCTGTTGTTCTACCCATTCATAGCCCAAAATTATTGAGTCAAATTCTAAAAAGGCTGTAGCACGGTCTGCGTTATTGACGAGGAACTCTTGATAGTCTGCGGCTAAATCAATGAGTTCCTGTTTGGATAGACCAGCCTTCTCAGCCTGTGGTGCTCCTGATTCAATGAATACTTTAGTCTCTGGGTCAAAGTGCTCGCTGATAAGCCAGTTCTTGGTCTTGGGTAACCCACGCTTGCGAAGCCCCCAATAGTTGAGTCCCATCGACTCAACTTTCATTCTTTCAAGTAGGGTTCTATTGGAGCCAACTTCGACCCCAGAGAATATAAGTTTCATTAATCTTGCCAGAACTCTAAAGACTTAGGGTTTGCTGCATCTTTTGATTTGGCAACGTTTACTCGGTCAATAGCCTCTTCTATGTCTCCCCACTTACGTACCTTCTTAGGTGCGTCTGGGCGACGTTCTACGGCTAAATATCCTGGATTCATAAACATAATGGCAGGGATGCCTTGTTCTTCAAAGACCCATGCACACATTGATGGGTCTGAATCAACGTAGAGTTCGACTGGAGCCTTACTACGGCTTAAGATGAACTGACGTTTCTTTAAGTCTTCGCCTTCAAGACGGTAAGAAGTATCAATTAGTTCATCATAGTTAATGATTCCGTGAGAATTAAGCCAATGTTCTGCATCCTCTGTCTTACGGGATGTCATAATTGCCACTCTGTTATTGATATTGAGGGCATAGTAAAGCATTACTCCTGCACGGATTGGTTCTCCTGAATCCGAACTAAGTACGCCGTCTAATGATACGAGTATGTTCACGTTTTATCCTTTATGCTCCTTAGATAGCCAATCTTTACCCTGTTGTAAAGAACCAAAGTAAACGTGTTGGTCTGCATTGGTGTACCACAACTTGCCACTAAACCCAGTCAGTCCTCTAACTTTTCCAGACTCCAAGTTATGACCACAACATGTTTCATAACTACCTGCACCAGAACGTTTTATTGTGAACTTGTGTCCTGTTCCGTGTTCAAATTCTTTAGCGCTCATCCTTTGGCCCTATACGTTGCTGCTCTGCGAATTAGGGTCTGAGTATCGGGCAGGTCAACGCCGTATGTGCTATCTGCTTGTTGCGCTTTGTACGCTGCCCAGTACTCAGACATCTTTTTTAATGCAGGAACTGTGCCGTAACGCTTTCCTGCTTGCCATCTGTAGTTATAAAAATCAGAGTAACCCTGACCACTTGTGCTAAATGCATAGCGACGTGCGTGATGGATATCGTCGTACAACATAGAGCCCTGCATCATTGCTGATTGCAAACGTGCTTCCGCATTACGACGTGCCGCATCGTTGCGTGCTGCATGCACTTCTGTAATTGCACCAGAGTAACGAGAGACAATATCTCCAGCCATTTGACGGTCATGCTTCGCCATCTCTTCCCACACAGCATTGTGTGGTGCTCCAGTTCTTACAGGAACTACAGTCCACTCATTATGTGTGAGGTCGTATGCTGCGTATGGATTGATGGTACGAATATCTGTAGCACCAGGGTTAACATAAAAAGTTACTTCAAACCCATTCCAGTT